CAGGAGACAGACTGTTGCCGGTGCCGCCACGGGACAAGGGGAGCACGCCTTGCGTTTCCGTGGTGTCGCTCAGGTCCACCGCAGGGTGGACGTGATCTCCACGCGCGGCAACAGTCGAGACACCGGGTGATCCGGGACCGAGAGGCTCAGGCGTTGTAGATGAAAAGATTACAGCGAAGGAACGGTTGGCGGAAAGATCTCCGCCGCCCGTTAACCCCGCGCCAGCCGTGATTGTGCGGCTGGTGGGGACGTAATTTGCAAGCACGATAGGTGCCGAGGTCGCACCCGTGACGCGGCCCTGCGCGTTGACCGTGAGGACTGGCACGCTGTCGGCGGCACCGTAATTGCCAGCCGTGACACCCGTGGTGGTCAGCATGCTGTCGTCAACACCTGATGGCAAGATGTAGAGCGTGCGGTTGGCTGACAGGTCTCCGCCGCCGCCCAGACCGCTGCCGGAGTTGATTTCACGCGAGGACGGCACCGCGCCGACGGCAGCGATGTTCGCAAACTGGACCTTGAACGTCTGACCGTCGATGATGTACGGCATGTAGCCGAGTGTGCTCGTTCCCTGATATTCAGGGAGGCCGGTAATGCGGGTAGGGATGAGATTTGTAGGGACGTTGCTCAAAACTCGTCATCCTCGAAAAAGATTAGATAATCATCGCTGTCCTCAGTGATGAGGAACTGCTCGCTGTTTTGCGCGATAACGCCCGCCGGATTTGTAGCGAGAGGCACATCGGGACGCAAGAATGGTAGCAGAATATTATCCGGCTGGCGAGCGGGAAGGCGATACGGATCGTATTGGTCGCGATCCCTCTCGCAGACCAGCAAGCCGGGGTAATTTGGGTCGGGCATCAAGTCAGCCAGCGGCATCTTGATGGAGCAGCGCCCACATATGCCGATCGCCAGCGTCGTATTGCCGCGTGTGTTGAGATAGCGGGGCATCAGCCGTCCAACGCCACGTCTGGGCGCGGAAAGCGCAGGGTGATGTCCTCTGGCTGCCGCGCGGGCTCGCGCCACGGGTCGTAATCGTCCACGTCGTCGATGCAGACCTTTAGCGTCGGAATATTCCGGTCGCTGTACAGGTCATCAATAGGAAATTTACGCTTGCAGCGGTCACAAATGCCGATGCCGAGGTGATTTCGCCCGATGGTGTTGATGTAGCCCTCAACAGCCATGATTTTACCTCGTGTACGGTGAAATATTGGGGGCGATCATCATCGGACTGTTGTCGCGCTCTTCCATTTGCGCGATATTCAGTGAAATCGCCGCCTTTTGGTCCAAAATCGGGATCAAATTGACGTCAACTTCGACCAATTCAAGCGCCATTTTGGCCGCCAGACCCGAAACGATGGCCTCAAGCCAGCGCTGAGGCACTTCAACGTCCTGCGTCATGGTGCCGACGTCCATAATGTAGCGCTGACGCCACACGACGATCTGGCAGACGGTCGCGGCCAGATTCGGCACCGGCCACATGTGCATAATTGGGTTGTTGACCTGACGATCGAACCAAAATTGCAGCGGGCGGTTCGACTGAAACGCCTTATTTGGCAAGTTTGTGTAGTCGTCGCGGTTCATGCGCGCCAACGGGATCTCGGTCGGCGTGTTTGCCAGATAGATTTGGCTGAAGCCGAGCGTGCCTGACGTCGCGCGGATGCGGAAATACCGAGACGCCACGCTGCTTTCCAGATCGTACCAAGTCCACTGGCCTGCGGTCGCGGTTGGCGTCTCAGATTGGATCGTGACCCACGTCACGTTATCGTCTGAACGCTCAAATACGATAGGCACGGCGGGAGCGGACCAAAGGATGCCGGTGTTGGAGACGAATACGTCGTCGGTGAAGTCCACTTCGCGGGCCGTTGACGTTGTGTAATTGATGCCGGTCACCTGCTGGAGCCAGCGGAAGTTGCTGTTCAGGATGTCGACGGTGCCGTCGAGCATCGTGATGTCGCCCACGCCGTCGTACAGCGGGTAGATCTGCTTCTCGATGCACCAGAGCGGCGCGCCTTGGTTGGCCAAGTCGGAGAGGAACAGGTATAGCTGGTCGTTGGCTATGTCGATGTGTTCGGCGGTGATCTGTTGCGCCGTCAGTTTACAGCGACGGATCGCGTTGTCGATGACGCGCCGCGTGTTAAAATTCGTCTGTGAAACTGTGTCTGAAAACGCCATAAGGATGTGCTCGCATTGTTATCGCAGCAGCAAGCCGATGACAGCAAGCACCTCTAGCGTGGGTGGTATAGCGCAAAAACTGCCCGCCAGCAAGGCGAGCAGTTCATTTATATTAGCACTTACCCTTTGGCATTGCGGTCAGACCGCCCTTGCTGCGGCGGATCATAGGCTTGCTGCTGTGTGCTGGAACGCCTTTCTTTGCTGCCGCAGCTTTCATCATCTGCGCTTCGCGGTCGGACATAGCGCCCATTCCACGAGCGCCAGCCTTAGCAGCCGCGCGGGCTGCGGCACCAGCCAAAGCGCCAGCAGCAGCGCCAGCCAAAGCACCGCCGCCTATGCCACTGGCAGGAGCCTTTGGCATTGGCTTCTTAACTGCGGGGCGACCTACGCCAAGATCTGCGTCAGTTGCGCGGCGGCCAGAGGCGTCGGTCGGGCGTGTTGAGATGCCTTCGACGGGTGCCTTGCGGCCAGACATGCGACGATCTTCCGCCGCAATCTCGGCCATCGTTGCGCGCTTGCCGCGTTCGTTGAACGTGCCGCCCTCGAACATCTTCACTGGGCCGCCGGTCATGTACTTCATCCGAGTGCTATTCTTAAATCCGTCCATGTCACTTACCTTTCTTGCGGGCCGCAGCCATGTTATCAATTAAATTGGGGTAGGGTCGTCCAGCCGCCTTGGCGCGAGCCTTGGCAGCTTTCTTGCGCTTGACCGACAAGTCTTTCGGCTTGCCGAGATCCTTCGGGCGTTTCTTGTCCCAGACAGGTTTTACTGCAAAGTCGCTCATATCAGCAATCCCATTTACGGAGTGAAAGTGCCTTGCGTGTCGGGCGACCCTTGTCGTCCTTCATCGGCCCCGGCATGCCAGACATGCGTGCGCAGAATGACTTGCGACGCGCGGCTGCCTTTGGTGATTTCTTTGCCTGCTTCGCGCTGACAGGAGGCTTGATGTCCTTGCCCTGAGCGCGCAGCGATGCGCGGCCCTTGGCATTGAGGCCGCCTTCGGGGTTCTGCCCCTCCTTGCGGGTCCATGCGCCGCCGCCCTCGGCCATAGCGAGACCGCCCTTGGCAAAGGGCATGCGCAAGTTGGCGTTGACGCCGCGTTGCTGCGGATTGTAGCCCACGCCCGCAGAGAACTTTGGATTGCTGTACTGCGCCTGAAGCTGCTGGAGCGCGACGCCTTTGGGGTCGACGCGCATCTGAGCGCCAATGTCGAACTGGCCGTTGCGCATGGGCATCTGAGCGCCGACCTGCATGCCGTTCGGTGTTAAGTTCGCGTTGGCGCGGGGCGGTTGTCCTTGCTGCATTGGTTGCTGCATGGGCTGCTGCCCGCGCTTGTTCACGCCCAGCGCGTCGTCGATGTGGCTCTTGGCCTTAAACTGTCGGAGGTCGAAGGCGTTGTCCATCATCAATCTGCGTAGGACTTAACCATCTCAAGGATGATAGTGTACCTGTCACCGGCGCTGGCGTCGTGAGTAGAGAATTGGATGTCGCCATTCTTACCTGCGCCTGCGTTGTTCCACAGACCGCCGAACTCCGTCAGGTCCATCGAGTACATGGTGTTCTGCGGGATTGACGTGATAAGCACGTCCGTGGTGGCGTCCCAGAACATGTCAACAATTAGGCCGTGCGTAAAGACGTGCATCTTAACGATAGTAACGCCGTCGCAAGCCTTGCTGAAAGAGCTAGGGTTGAGCGTCGAAACATCAACCTTGGTCACCTTGGTCTCGCCGGTGCCGTCGGAGATGTTCGTAAATTTCATAATGGCCATACGCTCGCCATCGAACAGGGTTTGTGTTGCTACTGCATCTGCCATCTGTGTATTCCTCAATAATCAGGGGCCACCCGAAGGCGACCCCCTCTTATAACATAAGACTAACGCTTAGTCATTAGCCGTTGTTTGCACGTACTGGTACGTGACGCGGACTTGTCCAACCGTAGGCTGGCCAACGGACGTCACTGTCGCAACGACAGTTCCGTTTGTTCCGATGTTGTCCATTGCAGCAAGCTGTGCCGCAGTGAACGTAGGCAGAACGCGGACACCAGTTTTGGCATTGACGCCGCTTGCGTAGGTGGTCGCACCCGATGCCGTACCGACAGAGACAGTTGCCGAGGTGGCACTGTCGTACTGCGTGAGCACGTCAACGATGATGTTCACAATCTGCGAACCGAAAGGCAAGTAGACTGTGCCGTTTTGCACGAGTGTGGCGTCGAAGTTGATCAACACGGTCTGCGAAAGAACCGCGAGACCGATGTTTGGGCCGCCTGCTTTACCGGCGTTAATGTCGCCGGAGGCAAGTGGGCCGCTCCAAGTAGTTTGTGACATTTAGTTTCTCCTTTAGAGAAGGGAGGGGGACCGAAGTCCCCCAACCCAATTAGATGCCAGCCGTACCGTATACGCCGCGTGGATCGGTCCAACCGAACGCATAACGCTCGGTAGCCTTGTAGCGCATGCTGTCGGTTTCGAAGTCACCTTCCATGCTCTTCTCAAGACCACGACGCATAGCGAGCTTCAAACCTTCTGGCGCATCAGTCTGTACCCACCATGCAGTGGTCGAGGTGATACGCGACAGGTTGGCTTGTCCTTCCGCCAATAAACCCATAGAATTCACAGGGTTAACGTCGTTGTTCGCGGTGCCTGCACGCAGTGCGGACTTCAGCAATACTTCAGCTTGGAACACGTTCGAAGGACCGGAAACGATCTTCTTAGGTGTCAAGCGGATGCGCTTGCCGTTGTTGTCTACTGCGTTGCGGATCTGGATGAGGATCTGCTCAAGCGAGGTCTGCGACAAGTTGGCTGCGGTCGTAAGCTGGTTCGAGAACGTACCAGTTGCGATCGGGTGAGACGTGTTGACCAACGATACGCCGTCGCCGCCTGCATACGCGCTGTTGAAGGCACGGTTCAGGATGTTGGCACCAAGGGTTTCCTTGGTTTCGATCAGCGACTGTGCAAGGTGACGAGCATAGGTCTGACCGATACGGATGTGATCGCCATCTTCCACCAGAACCTTTGTCAATGCAAAGGCAAGGCCGTAGACGCGGTACACGTAGCGCTGGATGAACAGCACGCCGCCGGATTGATACGTGACAGGCATGCCGTCTGGCAATTCTGGCGCGGCACCAAAGCCGAACAGGACAGGCTCTTCGTGGTAGTTACGGGGAATGCCCTTAAACTCTTTGAAGACCTGCGCCCACTCATCAGCGCGTTGATCGTAAATTCCGTTGAACTCTTCGTTTAGGATCGGTTCAACGATCGAGCGGAAGTCTGTACTTCTCATTGGGGTAGCCATTGTTCAAGCCCTCCTTAGTACGCGGCCTTATCGGCGACGTTTTGATGTTCGCTGATTTGGACCTGAGCGATGACATACGTGTCACCCCAGTTGTTGTCGGGACCGGGAGTGATCCCGATGAGGCGCATTTGAGCGTTCGCAGCAGCAGTTGAAACGCCCAACATCATCTGGCTGATGCCGACTACAGTCGAGCCAGTACCGATGGTGGTGGTGTCATACTGCTTACCAATGTCGGCTACGTTCAGAGCAGCGTCGCTCTGGATTTCATAGACGATGGTTGGGTCGAGCGTAGCGTAAGCAACGATGTCAGTCGCTGCGAGCGATGCAGTCCACTTGTTGGACACGCGACGGCGACCGTCACTGTCCGTGAACTCAACGCCTTGGAAGGTGCCGATGAAAGCGGCACCGACAGCGGCAGCCACGAGTGTGCCTTCCGTTTCGCCACCAGATGTTGCTGGCGCGATGCGGACGGGTTGGTTCTGTAGTATGTTAACGGCGTAGCCTGTCTGGATCGTGAAGGCGGTAGGACGAACCACACCGCTTGGTGAATAGACAGGACGTAGGCCGAACGGTTGTGATACCGAAGACATAGCCTTAATCCTCTTGTTAAATGGATGAAACCGTCATCAGTCGAAAAGACCAATGCGCGGGTTATGCTCACGCATTTCCATCAAACCGTCACCTTCGAACAACGTGCTGCCTGAACCTTCTGCCTGTTGCCGCATGATCTCTGCGGTTTCAGCCAGCTTGTTCTCCTCACGTAACGGAGCATCGTGGTGAGCTTCCTGCATAAACCTTTGATACAAGGCTTCGGGCAGCTTAAACGCGATCATCTCGTTGACACCAATCATTCCAGACCATTCGCCTGTCTTGATTGAGGCGAACTCCATGCCCGGCACCTCCGACGCTTTTATCGGCTCGTATCCGAGCTGAATGCGACGGTGGATAGGGTCACGAGGGTTCGTCGTCGTGAGCCAGCACATGTGATATCCCGGTATATTCGGTAGATCAGGTAGTGCGTCATTAAATAACTGCGCCCGGAACATTTCAAGTCGGTCGTCATCAGTCACTTCGCGATTTTCGGTGACCTGTCGGTCTTCCATTTCGCGGGACTGCCGTCCAACACCGAGTTCCTTCTTCAAACGCTCATCAGTACTATTTGTCATGTTGTCTCACTCCAGTTTTCAGCGAGCCGAACTTTTGTCGTAAGCCTGATAAGCCTTGAGCATTTGGTTACGACGCGGAACGTCATCCCAAATACCTGCGTCTATCATAGCTTGCTTCCGTTCGGGTGTCACGTATATTTCTTTCTTAGTCGAAACGGGCGCGTGCTCACGCGTCGTTCCGGTCGGGGGTGCCTTGCGTTTGCTAGGACTTTGGCGGGTTTCCGCCTCGTCGTCGCCAATGCGCGCGGCCACGCGGCGGGTCAGCTCGTGCCAGTAGTCGGCGTCCTTGGGGTTGTACCCCTCGGCGGCGAGCTGGTTGTCAATGACCTTCGTGATGGCGCTGTCCTCGTCACGGCCACTAGGGTCGTACCATGGGTTCGCGTTCATCCATTCCTTTGCGTAATTCACCACGCGCGGGTCAGGGCCGGGGTTGGCGTGTTGCTGGCGGACCTGCTCCACTTGCTGCTTCTGCTGCCACAGTTGCTGCGCCTCGTACTGCGCTTCGTCACGCAGACGCATCGCCGTTGCCACGTCGTCACCGTTACCGGCCTCGACTGCGCGTGCGATGATGGCCTCGGCCTGCTTCACGTCGGCCTGAGCCTGCGCGATGCGTTGGTCGATGGCGCTTACGTTGCTGGCAAGCGTGTTGCCCTCGATGGCAGAGACGCGGCGCAACAGCGCATCGTTCTGCTCACGCAACTCGGCAAGCTCGCGATCGGCGTGCTCCTTGGCGCGTAGCCGCCGCTCACGCTGCTTCTGGCGCTTGACGTTGCTACGGCTCTTGCGGGCGATCTCTTCGTCACTGTCGTCTTCGCTGTCGCCAAGACGCTCGTCACCATCATCGTCGTCATCATCGTCATCGCTGTCATCGGTGTCAGCTTCTTCCTGTACAGGTTCCTGTACGGGTTCTTCGCCTTCGATGATTACGATATCGTCTTCGTCATTTTCTGTCAGTTGGTTGTCAGCCATTTACATGCTCCTAGAGGAATGCCTTGACGGCAAGCGGGTCACCAGTGACCTTACCCACCAAATCAAGATCGTTGAAGATTACGACGATGGCCTCTTCTCCATCGTCGGTCTTTACCGACCAACGGTCACCGCCGTAGCGGGGCACGCGGACGAAGTCTCCGACTTCGCACCACGACCCTTCGGGCCAGTGTTCCATTGTGTTGCGGTTCTTGAACGCGAGGCTGCCGATGTCGATGACCTTGGCGACCTGCGTGTTGTAGTGCTCCGTCTCGCGGACGTCGCCTGTCAGGATGATGCCACCCTTCGTCTTTGTTTTGGGCGTCCGTATCTGGCACAGGACGCGCGAGCCGAATGGCTTCACGCCTGCGTCACAGGGTGGGAATGCCTCGTCGAGACCGTCGTAACTAAACTCGACGCTGTTTCCATTTATCTGCATGTGTGCTCCTAAAATTCACGTTTGTCGTCTTCCGCCACCGTGTTGATCAGGATTTCCTTGGCCCGCTGTATCCCAGCGTACAGGCCAACGGCGCGTCCATAATCAAACTCGGTCTTGCCAGACGGCCTCTCCAGCGCCTCAACAGCCATTGCTGCCTGTTCTGTCTCAAGGCGTTGGAGGAGGGTCTCTATTCTCATGCCGGTGTCTTGGGTGACTTAACTGGATGAGGCATGATGCCTTGTGCCATTTTCTTGTGCATGGGCATGGTCTTGTCGCTCGCCTTCGGGGTTTTGCCCTTCGGTGTCGCGCTCTTTGCATTGTCGGCCATATGGTTTTCCTTATGGGTTCGGGTTTATCCCAGTGCCGGTTGACACTGCGATGCGTTCGCCAGACATGATCTCGGCCTGCGCAAGCTGCATGGCCGTTTGGTTGTCTTGCTGGTTCATGGTCATGCGGGCGTTGAGTTCAGCCGACTTGCGGGCGTCCTCGCGGTCCTGCTTCATCTGCTCAAGCTGCTGCTCGATCTGGAGCTTCTGCGCCTGAAGCTGCATCTCGGCTTGGCTCTGCATTGCCTCGGCCTGCATCTTCTGGCCCTCGATCTGCATGGCCGTCTGGTCTTTCTGCATTTGCATCTGCATCTTCTGACCGTCGAGCTGCATCTGCGCCTGATCGCGCTGCTGCTGTGCCTGTAGCTTCTGGCCCTCGATGGCGGCGCGCGGATCTTGCGGCGGCTGCGGTGCGAGTTGCTGCATCATCTGCATGGCCTGCGCGATGACAGGCGGCAGCGATGCGAACACCTCGGTCGCGTCGGTGACCACCGTCTGCGATGCCTCGGCCAGCATGCGATCGAACGCGCGGCGCGCCTCGTCGTCCTTGAGGTTCTTCATATCCTCGCTGATGTCGATGCCCGACGTGTCCTCGGCCAGCTCAAGCACGGTTGACGCGTACCACAACGCAAGGTGCTCCTTGATGTGGCCGAGTATCACCGGCAGATAGGCTGGCGCGATGAGCTGGCTTGCGCCGAGCGCGGGGTTCGTCATGTACGCCAAGTGCGTCTTGAGGTGGGCGATGTGGTCCTGCTCAGGGAAGGCGACGATCGGTCGGCCCATGGTGGCCGCGACGTTCTCGTTGACCGCGTTCTGCTGCTTCGGCTCCATCGGCGGGACGAGCAGCTCCTTCGGGTTCGGTACGCGCAGCGTCTCAAGCAGACGCTCCTCGACCTTGCGCAGGTTGTACAGTTGCGGCAGTGCGGCGGCGCGCTGCGACACCGCCTGAACCTGCGCAAAGCGTTGGCTCTCGCTGAAGATCGCGGGGTCGGACACCGGCACGACGTCCATCGGGCCTTCGAAGTCTGCGCGCGTGGCCAGCACTTCGCCGACCTCGTGCTTCACGTCGGCGTCGTCCAAATACATCGCGTTGAGGCGGTGCAGGATGCGCAGCGTGCGGGCCATAGCGCCGTGCAGACGCGCGTGGATCGACGAGAACACGGTCATGCCCTCTTGGATCAGCGCGAGCGTCGTGCCGACTGGTGCGTTCGGGTTCTGGTCGGCCAGATTGTCCATCGACGTGCGGACCACGCCCTTGCCTGCGTCGACCACAAAGCCGAGCAGTTGGAACAGGGTCGGCGATGGCGGGTTGAACGGGATCGGCATGGCCAGCTTGCGGACGTCGTCCACGTTGAGGCCGCCCTCGATCTCCTCGACCTGCGTCGGCTGGATGTTCAGCGACTGGCCGCCGCGTGTGCCGCCCTTCAGCTTGAGCATCGTCGGCACGTTCTGGATGTGCGCGCTGTCCATCAGTGCGCGCAGCGCGCCGGTCGCGGCAGCGGATAGGCCGCCGATCATGTGCGGCAGGCCGATTGGATACGCGCCGCGCCACGGGATGAACGGGAACTCGACGAACCAGTCGAGTGGCTCGCGGCTGTCGTCCTCTTCGTCCCAGTTACGGTAGATCGCGAGCACCTTGCTCGATGGCTTGTCGATCGTGATGATGTACGGCGCGTTGCCGTCACCCTCGACGTCGGCGATGACGTGGCACTCGAACACGGTGCGCAGTCCATCTTCGTTGTAGCTGGTGTCGTTGCGACCCTCGATCTTGTCGTTGGCCACGTCGGCTGCCGAGCGCTCAGGCTCAAGACCGGCGGGCGTCAGGTCGACGTCGCGGTACATGCCGCTCTCGACGCGCTGCTCATAGTCGAGCTGCGTCAGGTACTGGACGTGCGTCTTGCGCTGCGCGGTGTAGAAGTTGGTCGCCGCGAATGGCAGGTACATGTCGTCGATCATGACGGCAAGGAAGCCGGGGCGGTTGCGCGCCTCGTCCCACGACATCTTGAGGTACTGCGCGCCGCCGAGTGGCACCTGCGTCAGTAGCTGCTCAAGCTCGGAGCGGAACTCTTGGCTCTGCACGGTGAGCTGCCAGTTCATCAGCGACGTCTTGCGCTTCGCCTTCTGGATCTTCTTGATCGTGACTTCGCCCTCGATCAGATCCTTCGCTGGGCCCTGCGGCGGCAGCAGCTCCTTGATGGCACGCGACGCGAAGTCGATGCACGCCTCGGTCATCATCGGGTGGACGACCTTCGATGCGCCGTTGAACTGCGCGCCGCCGGGCGCGTCGTCACCGAGACCGGTGCGGCGGATGCCCTCCTCGTACTGCTCGTCGCGCTTCTTGCGCGCCTCCTTGTCGCGGCTGATCAGTTCGAGGAACTTCGACGCCAGTGACTTTAGGTCCGGTTCGGGCATAGTCTCGGCGAGGTTGTCGTAGAAGCTGCTCTCGCCTGCGGCTGGTCCGTTCTCGTCGAGCGTGACGATCGCGCCACCGTCCTCGGTGTCCTCAACGTCGGTCACGTCCTCGCCGTCGAACTCAACGACTTCGCCCTCGATGATGTCTTCGTCTTCGATCATTGCCTAATCCTTATTGCCCATACGGGTTCTGTATCACCTTCGGCGGTGGTTTGTCCATTTCTTGCTTCTTGTCGACCAGCGAGCCGAGCATGCCCTTGTCCATCATCAGGCGCATGGCCTGCGTCGTGCTGTCCACAAAGTCGTCGTGCTTGATGCTGCCCTTGCCGCTGAACGAGCAGAGCTGCGCCACCAGCGGGTCGGCCCAGACGCGCGGCTTGCCGGGGAACTTGTCGCTCTCAGGCAGGAACACCCTGCGCCGTGCGAACACGGGGCTGACCACATGCAGGCGCGCCAGCTTGTCTGCCCGTCCGGGGTTGTAGGCGTGCGCCAGTATCCCCTCGCGTTCGAGCATCTGTCTCAAGCTGATGCCGCTCCCCTTGTCCTCGATCAGCAGGATGTCTGGCTTGCGCCCAGAGGTCAGCGGCTTCGCGCTACCGTACATGGGCTTGATCAACGCGACGTCCTGATCGTCGCCATACGCCGTGTTCATTTCCTTCTTCACGCGCTTGATCAGGTCGGGCATGCCGAGCTGCTCCTGCCAGCAGTCGAGCAGCAGGGCGTAGCCCTTGCCGTCGTGCTGGAACACGCCCCAGACGCTGCACGCCGTGTAGTCGGCGTCGCCGCTCTTCTTGTCGCGGGTCGCCTCGGTGTACGCGGTGTCGAGTGACATGATGATCCAGTCGAACGCGGGCAGCGGCTTCTTCGCGGGCCAGAGCTTGAGCCAGCTCTTCTTGATGATAGCGTTCTCGCTTGGGTCCAGCAGCTCCCCGTGGATCTCCTGACGCCCGATGGTTGTCCCCTCGTATGCCTCCAAGCTCTCGAAGAACCGATCGGGCAGGTTGTCGCGGTTGTCGAACGTCGAGCCGGTGATGATGGTGCGGCCCTGCTTCGGGATGATCAGCTTGCGCACCAGCTCGACGGGTCGCGGCGTCGTCGTCCACAGCACCTGCGGCTTCGCGCCGAGGCGCAGGCCCATCATGGCCATGTCCCACGTCTCTTCGGCGTTCTGCCACGCGGCCAGCTCGTCGCACCAAATGAACTGGTGCTGCGGTCCGCGCAGACGTGCGGGCTTCTCGCTCGTGAAGCCACGGATTTTCGTGCCGTTCTTCATCTCAAGGAGAAGATCCGTGCTGTTGTACTTCTTGATCAACCCTTGGGGTATGACGTTAAGCAGGCCGCTCTCGCCTTGAAAGCAGACCTTGTCGACGTCGGCGTAGGTCGGCGCAATCACGGCGCAGTAGGTGTTGCGGTGCAGGGCGGCTTTGGCCCCCAGCCATTCAGCCCCGATGCGGGTCTTGCCGTAACCGCGACCCGCCATGTAGCCGTACTCGCTGAAGTCGGCGGCGGGGATCTGTTCGGGTCGCGCCATCTTCGCCCAGCGCACCTGCCAGTCGACAAAGACGCGCGTCTTTGGCGGCATGGCTTCCGCGTCGGCGGTCTTGAGGTGGACTGCCTCAGCCATGGTTGCGGTACAGCGTCAGCGTTTCGCGCAGCTCGGCATTGGCTGCGCGGATCTTGTCATAGCGCTCGTTGGCCAGATGCAGCGCGTGGTTGAGCGCGTACTGCTCGGTCGCGTGGTGCTCGGCTGCCGCCTCAAGTTCGCGGATGCGACGCCACGGGTTAACGAACAGGCGCGGGATCATTTACTGTTACGCTTCGCGGCCAGTATGGTCTCGGTGAAGAAGGCCGCCAAGGCGTCTGCTTCAGGCGCGTCTTCATCGTCGATGGTCTTGTCTTTCGTGTTGCCGTCGCCGTATTTGTTCGGGCTCCACTTGGCCAGCAGCTTGAGGCGGAACTCTGCGCGGTTCTTTGCCCACGCGACGGCGGCGCTGTCGATGCGCGTCGTGGACGTCTTGCCGTCACCGTCGGTCTGCACGATGCGCTCCGGCTCGGCGTCGATGATGTCGAGTGCGTCGTCGGCGATGACGTCCGCGCCAACCTCTCTAGCTTCCGCGTATGCGATGCGAAGACCTTCGTCCTCGCGGACCCACTGGCTCCACGCAGTCGGATGAAACTTCAAGTCGCGTGAAATCGACGACAACGTCTCGCCGAGGGCGATGCGCGACAGCACCTCTGCGATCAGCTTATCTGTCTTCTTTGCCGGGTAAGGCATATGTCTGCATGCTCCGTTCGGTTACACAGTGCTACCAGTTATCACCCACAGATAACCGCATTCTCACCCACATGCAAGGGGTAGCTCGACCGAGCTATTCCAAATCACCCAGCCGAGCCTCCGCCATCAACACCAAACAACACACCATTGTCAATGCAACACGACGTTGCGACGCACCACGCAGCACGACGCATCATGCACCGAGTGCAGCTTTCGGAACTGGTCAACACACCACAGCAAAAAGCGCAGCGCAACGCAGCATCTGCTCGGTGCAGCATTTGCAGCAGGTGGGGTACCCCTAAAGGGGTAACCCCCTTCACGCTGCATAAATGCTGCATTTCTCCGAGCTGCACCATTTGCAACATGAGGCTTAATGCTGCAAATGATGCATGTTGCAGGGGTATGAAAATAAATTAAAGAAAGTGCATTTTGTGTGTTGCAATGCCTGATTGCATCTGCCATATACTGCCTATCAGTAACACGGAGTTTCTACCATGCCACGCACCGCCGACCACTACACCGCCCTCGCTCTCGACGCTTTCAATGCAGGCTTCGCCAGCAAGAGCGCACAAAAGACAGCCATCGAAAACGTAACGCGCGCTTACGACCTTAACGCACAAGCCATCCGCGACGCGCTGTTGGCCGACCGCACGATCGGCGGCAACCGCGACGGTTGGGCCGCGCTTTACTACAACGTCCCTGCCTTGCACAACTGGAAGGCCAAGCACGACGCAACCTACGCCTTCGCTGGCGACCTGATCCAGTCGATCAACGATCTGGTCGAGCTGCGCGCCACCATCAAGAACGCAGCCGTCGCGCCGGTCCCTGTCCGCGAAGTCAGCAAGTACGAAGTCGCAGCGATCAAGACCATCCAAGACATCATCACCCTGCGCAAGACGCAGTATGCTCGTGCCATCGACCTCGGCACGATCTTCAACGGTCTGCCAGTGCAGGCGCACACGCATCAGGTCATCAACCAGTACGGCACGACCTTCCTGCGCACCTTCTACTACCTCTTCGGCGACTTGACGCCGCTCAATATCATCATCGCGGCAGCCGAGGAGCTGGCCCGCCGCGAGAAAGCAGCCTAACCCAACGGGGGAGCTTCGGCTCCCCACCCTATCAGCAACAGGAGCACATCATGAAAATCGAACTGGAACACAAAGACACCGAAACCCACAAGTGGCACCCAGTTGCCACCTTCCGCTTCGCCCACATGGCCGTCGAAGCGGGCCGCGCCTTCAGCAAGTGGGACCAACACGTATACCGCGTCGTTGACAAGCGTTGGCCCAACGAGGGCGACGAGATCACGATCATCCGCAACGGACAGGTGGAAGCATGATACGACCAACCCTCAACATCAGCGGCAGCAGCGCCGCCGACCTCATCGACCCACGCCGCGAGGCGATGGACCACCTGATGGACGCCATCGAGGCGCTCAAGCTGATCACGCCTAATGGCCGCGACTACATCTGCGACCGCGAGCGGTTCATCGCCGATCGCAACACCCACTTCGACCGACTGGCTGCGCTGCACACGCTGCGCAACGAGCTGCTCGAAGAGGCGCTGCACGTCCAGCAACAAGGGAGGGTGGCAGCATGACCCTCCTGCACATCGCATCGACCCTCTTCTTCGCAGGGGTGCTCGCCTTCACTATCTACGCAATGATCAAGACGCTGCGGGGAGCCTGACATGATCCGCCCCGGCAACCTTCTGACATCGTTCATGGATACCATGAAGCGAACGTCCGGCATCAGCCGCAATGACATCAAGGCGATGCGTAAGCGGATCGACATGGCTGCAACGCGCGGCGTGAAGTTCATCAGCCCGCCCGCGCCCATACTGGACTTCGACACGCCGATGCTGCTGTCGGACTTCCGCCCGCCCTACCCAGTCACTGTGATCGAGGGAGATCAGTTGCCCGGTGCCTGCGGCCTCGTCATAGCGCATGACACTGGCGACAGCGTCGAGCTCAACTTCATCACGCACGCCGAGGCGGGCACGGAGACCTTATCAGGCGGCACAGGCGGCTGGTTCGTCTCCCCACTGATGTGCCGCATCCCGTACAGCGACGCCTCGGCGCACGACCCCTACGATATGGACGTCAAAATCATACTCAAGGAGGCGATGAAGGAGCAAGACCTATCCATGGACAGCTACAAGCCCGCCATCCGCTTCTACGCCGCCGTCTGCCAGATCTTGGCGAACCACAACGTCGAGACATCGGACGTTGAACCCGACGCTAAGGCGGCGCGATCGCGTCGCATAAGGGGCAAGGCTCCCCTGTTCACGTACAAGACGCTGATCATCGGCGCGCCTAAGAAGCGGCAGGTCGTCAGAGGCGGTGGCACGCACGCATCGCCGCGATCGCACCTGCGGCGTGGCTTCTATCGCACCAGCCCGAAGGGCGTGCGGCACTGGGTGCAGGCCTGCATGGTCAAGGGCGAGACACCGGGCTTTGTCCACAAGGATTATCAAGTAGAAGGAGGACTGAAATGAATAATTGGTTGGCAAAGAAACTGTTTTCGCTGGCGGCGTGGCTGGACTGGCGCGAGGTTGTGTTCAGGTCGATGGCCGTTCTGATAATCGAGGCCGCAGAGCGGCAGGTTATCAAGCCGAGGCGCAAGGTTGGCCGCCCCAAGGGCAGCAAGGACAAGGCACCACGTAAGAGCCGGAAGGTGGCAGCATGAGCGAGCGCGCACTCTTCTTTTTCATCGTAGGCGTCGGCCTGCTGACAACCTACCTCATGTTGACCGCCCCTGAGCTCACCGCACAGGATCGAAAAGAGATGGAGGAAGACTGGTGGGACTGATACGCTGCCTCATCGACTGGGCGATCGCCCGCATATTTAAAAACGAAAAGGATTGGGACCAATGACTAAGCCAGACCTTATATGCCGAGACAACATTCTGATGCCCTCGCAGCTTCAGTTCGTACAGCCAGAGACCGGCGCGATCGTCGCAACGGTCAACGCCGGAACGGAAGAAGGCAAGTACACGGTGGCCGCCATGTTTATCGGCTACGAGAAGGTGGGCTACAAGATTAAGGACGAGACCCACCTTGTGACCAACGATCTTAAAGGAGAAGTAATATGATTACCGCAGAAGACGCAATGAGGCAGGCCCACATGACAGCCAGCCTGTACGCATACGAGGCATCAGTAGCCTTCGAGAAGATCTTCGGCTTTCCGGCAGAGGACGAGCCCCAAGCCGCAGCCATCTTCATCGGCCAGTACATGCGTACCGCAGCTCACGACTTCGATGTCGCCATGCGGGAGCGCGGCGAATGCCAATAGTAAGACGATCCGCAATGGCGTGGACGCCGGAGAAGGATGCCGAGTTGCTGGCTTATTATGAGCATGGCTTGAGGCCAGCCTACATGGCGGAGCGAATGGGGCTGACGGTTGCTTCCGTAGAGGGCCGCTATCACAAACTAAAGAGGGCACGAAAGACATGAGCAGCAGAAACCTACCACACCACCTCTATGTCTATGTGGACAGCTCGTTCATACGCAAGGACGGCAAAGGCTTCGAGCCTGCCGTCTGGTTCGCGCTGCGCTCGACGCCGAACCGCGCGTGGGGCTGCCACGTCATGCTTGAGTGCGGCGCGGTCTACCGCAACGTGCCACCACATGCGATAGCGTTCAGCAACAGCCCAGACTATTACTGGACACTGCCAGAGGCGCAGGTCTGGGACTGCTACGGCACCGAGTTCGATGTCATACGTTACGACTATCTGGCGGATCTGGAGGCGCGTTACGACGGCGGCGATGATAAGGCGACGTGCCTGTTCACCGCATGCCCGCATAGCGATGGGTTCAGCGCCGCGCCAGAGCAGAGCAAGGAGTTCATGTTCATGCGGACGACAGGCGATCGGCTGTTGATCAGGCCGACGAACATGGTTCTGTTCGAGGAGCGCAGCTTCACTGAAGACAGCGGCTGGCCGACTGACATCAAGACATCCACGCAGGTATGGGAATGTGAACAATGACTGAAGAAACGTTAGCTGAACGCCTCGATGCAATACACGCGGAGGCGATAAAGGATATACGGAGTAAGCTCGTGAACACTACGAACCACGACCTTGAGCTTCTGACCACAGGTAATTGGGGTGGGATAACAAAGTATGTAGCCGAGCAAATCTTGGCAGAGCGCAAAGCAACAGGGGCAAGCGAATGAGCCGCCCGATAGGCACCATCGCCGCCCGCAAGAGCGGGAAACAGTACGGCATACGGAAGGGTCGAGCCTACAAAACTCGCGTTATTAACGGCGTCCCGTTCATCACAAGAATATTATGAACGAAATGTTTCGATAGCTATTGCAATGCCTGATTGCATCGACTAGGGATTGTTTATCAGCAACACGGAGACAACAAATGGAAAACCCCGACTACACCGAACGCCAGATCAACGAAGCCCTCAAGGCGCACACGCAGCTCGACATCACCGTCATGTGGGACGGCTACGAGCCAGAGCGCGGCGGGACGGCGGACTTCGAAGTCTACCTCGACGGCGACACGACCGATCTGGTGGTCTGGGACCACGGGACTTCTTTTGACATCTACGCACGCACAGGCGAGCGCCACTACACCTCAAAGGGTTGGGCTGGTAACTACAAGAAGCTGGCCGCCAACCTCACCAACATCATTCAAGAGGCGATCATCGCCGGAGAAATGGGAGAGTACGCATGAACATAATTTGGCCATGGGCCGCCCGCAAGGTGATTGACGCCTACAAGTTAGACGCCGACCGTCTGGACGCCATGAACTCTCGGCTTGAGAAAAAGCTGAAAGAGAGCGAGTTGCATCAGCGCATACTGCGCACCGAGCTTGAGCGTCTGCAAGATCTGCTCAAGAAAGCCCACTTCCGCAATCCGAAGACAGGCCGTATTGGTCGCAAGGGGGAGCGTTTCAAATGACACGGGATCTCAAAACCATCCACGCCGAGGCCCGCAAGGTCTTCACCAAGCGCGACAAGCTCGAAGCCGAGCTGCGCGCCCTCAACAACCAGATTAACCAGCTCAAGGCCGAGCACATGGTCATCACCCGCGTCTGGGGCCTCCGCGAGGAAAGTTTCAGGCAAGAGACAACGAAAGTAGCCGCATGACCACCAAAGAAGAACGTATCGCCGCCATTGACCTCGCCATCGAGCGAGGCGGCGGTATCGTCAAGTTTTGCAAGCGCATGGGCGTAAGCCATCAGGCCGTCTATGCGTGGAAAAGTCGCGGCTGGGCACCCGTGGAGAAGGCCATCATCTTGGAGGCCGTCTTTGCTATCCCTCGATCGGACCTCATGAACCCTGACCTTATGCGCGCCCTGAACACGCCGAGCGCAAGCGCAGATCTGCTGTAACCACCGTGGGAGAGGACGACGACATGGCAAGCGTAAGGGCTATTGCGCCCAAATTGCTCTCGCTGGAAGTGCCAGAGGAACTGCGTTCAGTTCCCGCGTGGCTCATCTGGCGCTTTGAGAAATACAACAGTGAACCTAAGCCACGCAAGGTGCCCTACTGGACCGACGGCACCATCCGCCACGGCCAGCAAGGCTCGCCGACCGATCGCACGCGGCTGACAACCTTCGCCGCAGCGCGTGACGCCGCAGCGCGCATGGGCTATGACGGCGTCGGCTTCGCGCCGCTGCCTGACTTCGGTTACACCTTCCTCGACTTCGACCACTGCGTCGGGCCAAACGGCGAGATCCCGAACGACATCGAGCGCATCATCGTGCGTACCTATGCCGAGTACAGCCCCAGCGGCAAAGGCATCCGCGCCGCGCTGAAGGGCAATCTGGGCAACCACAAGAGCCACGCCACGCCCGATCGCTTCGGCTTCGAGACGTTCAGCAGCTCAGGCTTCGTGACCTTCACGGGCAACATCCTGCCCGCCTGCGAGATGATCGGCCTCCAGAACACAGTGGCTGACGTCGACCCGTACACGATCGACATGTGCGAGAAGCGCTTCGGCTCAGTGCAGAACAACATCGTCGACCCCGACGACTTCATGGCAGGCCGCGAGCCGAGGCTGGGCCTGACCATAGGCCGCATTGAAGAACTGTTGGCCGCCCTCGATCCCGACATGGGCCGCGAGCAGTGGATCAAGATCGGCATGGCCGTGGCTCATGAGACCGACGGCGGCGATGACGGCTTTGAGCTGTGGGACGACTGGTCGAGCAATGGCTACACCTACCCCGGCACTGAGGCCCTGCGCGTCCAGTGGGACAGCTTCGAGCGGCGCAAGGGATCGAACCGCAAGCAGGTCACCATGGCCTCGGTCATCAAGATGGTGAAGGATGCCGCAGCAACGCGCCCCAGTAAGGCGGCGAGCGCCCAAGAGGTGTCGGCCAAGGCCGATGCGCTCGTCGCAGAGCTAGGGGCTTCAGAGGGCGTGTATTCGCCTGCGGGCTACACCGGCAAGTTCCCTGTCCTGTCCGCCGATGAGATGACCAAGCAGAAGACGGCTAAGTGGCTCATCAAGGGCGTGCTGCCTGCCGCCGACATCGTCACGATCTTCGGCGCGTCAGGCTCAGGCAAGAGCTTTGTCGTGCTTGAGATGGCGGCCTGCATCGCACTGGGCGTGCCGTGGCGCGGGCACAAGGCCGAGAAGGGCCGCGTCATCATCATCGCGGCGGAAGGCGCAGGCAGTTACGGCAAGCGTATCAAGGCGCTGGCGCAGTATCTGGGCATCTCGCCCAAGGATCTGGACATTGGCGTGATCGTCGTGCCGCCGAACCTCATGGAGGAGGGCGACGTGACCGAGCTCGCGGCGTCGATCAAGGCGGTCGGCGACGTGTCGCTGATCATCATCGACACCTTTGCGCAGGTGACGCCGGGCGCGAACGAGAACGGCGCGGAGGACATGGGCCTCGCCCTGTCCAACGTGCGTGTGCTGGGCGATGCCACAGGCGCGACGGTCGAGCTTGTACACCACGCAGGCAAGGACGCGCACCGAGGCTCACGCGGCTGGTCAGGCATCCGTGCCGCCGTCGACGCCGAGCTGGAAGTGACGCGCGACGAGGACAGCGGCGCACGGCAGATCCGCACCACCAAGCAAAAGGACGGCGAGGACGGGCTGAAGTGGGGCTTCAAGTTGGAGACGATCCTGCTGGGCCTCGACGAGGACGGTGACGATATCACGAGCTGCGTCGCGGTCGAGGACGAGCTGCGTTCGCCAGCCACTGGCGACAAGAAATCAGTGAAACGTCGCGGGCGCGTTGAGACCCACATTCTTGAGGTCATGACCACCTTTGCAGAAGACGCAGTTGTTCGCGCAGAGGAGCTCATCCAGAAGGCTTGCGATATGTTACCACCGCCAGAACAGGGCAAGCGCGACATCCGCCGTCAAACGGTTGTCAGGGCAATTCAACAACTTAGCAAGGAAAAGGACGGCCCGCTGCGCATGGAAAACGGTATTGTAATTTTTTACGAATAGGGGGTTGCAATCCCAAATTGCAGTCCCTATATAGCGTCTATCAGCAACGCAAATAGGAGTACAAAACATGGCAACCGTAGCCGCAAATATTTCCAACATTTCCCCAGTCGACCGTCTGGGTGACATCAAGGCCGAGATCGCCCGCTTGAAGGACATCGAAGCCTTTCTTCTCGACGAGATCAAGGATCTTGGCGCGGGTGCCCATGAGGGCCACACCTTCCGCGCCACTGTGTCCGAGATTGCCGAGCGCTCGTCGCTCTGCGCCAAGGCAGCCGAAGCCAAGCTCCGCGAGCTGGGCGTCGACGGTCGCTGGTTCAGCAAGAACCAGAAGGTAACCAAGGGCTACACGACCGTTAAGGTCGTGGCGCGCAAGGCGTAATCCGATGGAGAGCATCTTGGCCGCAGAATACACGTCGGGTACTAACAAGTACCCGCCGACCCTCTACATCAACCGGATCGCGAACGGACGTCGTTCGAGCGTGGCCGCATTCACCGTGTCAGGCAAGCGCGAGGCGCGCCAGCTTGCAAAGCAACAGGGAGCAGAACCATGGAACTTTTAATGGACCGCAGCTATTACCGCATGCGCGGAGACACCGGCCTTCTTGAACGGGCGAAGTACAACCCAACCGCAGAGCTGGCCGTCGTGCTGGCCGAGCGTCTGGAGGAAGTGCAGTTCGAGTTTGACGAACAGCTCGAAGCCGCAAGGGAACGCGCCGCCGACTTTGAACGCGAAGCGAACAAGCTCGACGACGAGGTCTGCGAGTTGCAACACAAAATCGACGTGCTTGAACTGATGCTTGCCACGCGTGATGAAACTATTGAACAACTGAAAAAAGGAAACTGATAGATGATTAAGATCGAAGTAACAGGCAACAGCATCCCCGAAGTGGCCGACAAGCTGTTGGCCATCGGTGCCAGCTTGCGTAGCGCGCCTACCGCATTTCAACCCACCGAACCAGTCAATAGCATAACCCCATCAAATATTGATCCAGTTATGCCTGAACTGCGGGAGGTAGCTAAAGCGGCACCCGTGGACCCTACTCCGGCCCCCAAGAGTGCCCCCGTTGCTACAGCTACCGAGAGCCAGCCGACGACGGAGGAACCATCTTCTACCCCTGCCCCTGCGGCATCGGCCTCTGAGCTCGACTTCGAACTGGACGTTGCTCCTGTCGTGCTCCGCGCCGTTGGCAGCAAGGGTAAGGCTTTCGTGCAGGACGTCCTGTCAGAGTTCGGCACCGAGCGAGCATCGCAGCTCGCCGTGTCCCTGTGGCCTGAGCTGATTGCCCGTCTGGAAGCGGAGATGGCCTGATGGCACACGCCAAACTTAGTCCGTCCGGCGCGCATCGCTGGATGGCCTGTTCAGGCAGTGTTGGCCTTGAGGCACCGTTCCCTGATAGCAGCAGCGTCTACGCCGCCGAGGGCACCGTGGCGCACGACGTCGCGGCGCAGTGTCTGATCGACGACAGAGATCCGGCATCGTTCATAGGCGACGTCATGGAGGTCGACGGTTTCACCTTCACGGTCGACAAGGCCATGGCTGACTATGTGGCCGACTACGTCAAGCTCGTTCGCGATCTGGCTAAGGGCAAGACGCTCTACGCCGAGAGCAAGGTGCCGATCGATCACCTGACAGGCGAAGAGGGAGCCACAGGCACCAGCGACGCCGTCATCATCGACGTTGCCGATCGCAACCTGTCGATCGTCGATCTGAAGTACGGCATGGGCGTTACCGTGGACGCCACAGACAACCCGCAGCTCATGATGTATGCGCTGGGCGCATTGGAGCTGTACGGCGTCCTGTGCGACTTCGATACGGTCAGCATGTACATCCACATGCCGCGCCTGAACTATGTGGCCGAGTGCCACATGCCGGTAAGTGAATTACTTACCTTCGCGGATCAAGTCCGTGAGGCGGCGTCAAGGATCGAGGAACCGACGTTTAACCCCGGCGAGAAGCAGTGCCGCTTCTGCAAGGCGAAGTCGACGTGCCCCGCCCTGCGCGCTGAGGTGACGGAGATTGTCGGCGGATCGGCCACGGTCGATGAGTTCCTGCCCGACGTGCCAGACATGCAGACAGGCGATAACTATCTGTCTATGGCCATGGCGAAGGTCGGGCTGGTCGAAGACTGGTGCAAGGGCGTCCGCGCCGAAGTCGAGCGGCGCTTGCTGGCAGGGCAGACGGTCGACGGCTTTAAGCTCGTGGAGGGCCGCAAGGGCAACCGCAAGTGGTCGAATGAGGCCGAGGTCGAGGCCCTGCTCAAGTCTTTCCGCATGCGTCAGGACGAGATGTATGATATGAGCTTGATTTCCCCGACGAAGGCGGAGAAGATGTTCAAGAGTAACCCCAAGCGGTGGGAGAAGGTCGAAGCATTGACCACCCGCAGCGACGGTAAGCCATCTGTGGCATTTGCCTCGGATAAGCGGTCAGAGATGACCGTTCAATCGGTCGCGGACGATTTCCGTGACCTTCTTAAAACTGCAAACTGAAGAAGTGGATAATTGATAATGGCTACACGTATTATGCTAAAGGGCATCACACTGGCGTTTCCGGCTCTGGCCGAACCGCAGGCATTTGGTGAAGGCGAACCAGCCTATGGTGCCAAGTTCCCGATCAAGCCAAACAGCGAACAGCAGAAGGCCATTGAGGCTGCCATGCTGGCCGAAGCCACAGAGGCATGGAAGGACAAGGCCGACAGCGTTTTGTCCATGCTGGCCGACGACGGCAAGGTCGCCTTCGCAAAGAAGGTGTACAAGTCGAAGAAGACTGGTGAAGCCTACCAAGGCTTTGAAGGCATGCACTATCTGTCTGCCCGCAACGCCAAGACCCAGCCGACCGTGTTTAACGAATACGGCGACGAACTGAAGAGCAAGGGCGACATTGAAGCCAAGGCGTTCAGCGGTGCGTTGGTTAACGCTTCGGTCGAGATCTGGGCGCAGGACAACAAGTGGGGTCGGCGCATTAACTGCTCCCTGCGCGGTGTCATGCTGACAGGCGAAGGCGAAAACGTCGGCGGTGGCTCAAGCCCAGCGTCGGCGGATGAGTTCGCGACTTTGGCGAAGGCCAAGGCTGACGCGGACGATCTCCTGTGAGCGACGTAGGACACAATAGCGCGGGCGATCCGCTCCGCCTTCTGATCGAGCGCATCGAGCGTCTCGAAGAGGAGAAGAAGGGCGTCGCGGAGGACATCAAGGACGTGTACACCGAGGCTAAGGCCCGTGGGTATGTGCCGAAGATCATCCGCGAGATCGTCCGCATCCGCAAGATGTCGAAGGATGACAGGGACGAGCATTTCGCGATACTCGATACTTATGCTTCGGCTATTGGCTTAGACCTACTTTAGGTCTATAGCCACGGTGTGCCTGCCCCACATCCACCCTTTGCGGGCGGGCACACCTTCTTTCTGGCGAGCCGCGCGCGGGTGCGGGTTGCTCCTGCGTTGCTGATAACCGAAGCGCGCGGCTCACCTGAAAGAAGGAGTTATCAGCATGAAACTTACAATCCCACAAATCCGCGACTTGATTTCTGAACTGACCGATGAAGGCATAAAGTTGTCCCGTCGGCAGTATGAGATAAACTTGCGCATCAACGCTTTGATGCAGGAGACGTACCGCCGCAGCTACAGCCGCGCGCCTGTGACGAGCAAACGGATTACCAACGCTGTGCGTCTGTCGGTCTGGGCTATGGCCAAAGATACCCCAGACGCATCGCATCAAGAGATCGCCGAAGCGCATAACATCAACATCGGTCGCGTCAGCGAGATCCTGCACGGCAAACGATGAGCGTCCTGTACCTCGATTTGGAAACCTTTTGCCCCGTCAACATCAGGCACGGCGCGTATCGCTACGCCGAAGAGGCAGAGGTGATGCTTGTCGCCATTGCGAAAGACAACGATCCGGTGGACGTCTGGGACACGCAGGACATGCCGAACTGGCGTGAGGCGTTGCGTGAGGCAGTTGAGGCTGCCGACACCGTCGTGATCCACAACAGCAACTTCGATCGCACCGTCCTGCGCGAGCAGGGCGTCAACATCCCCGTCGAGAAGATTGTCGACACGATGGTGATGGCGCTACAGCACAGCCTGCCGGGCTCTCTGGGCCAGCTCTGCGACGCGTTAAACGTGCCGCAGGATAAAGCTAAAGACAAAGCAGGCAAAAAGCTGATACACTTATTCACCAAGCCGTGCCCCAAGAATTGGAAACTACGGCGCGCAACACGGGAGACGCACCCCAATGACTGGACAGCCTTCATCGAATACGCCCGACTTGATGTGGACGCGATGCGAGACATACATGGACGCCTGCCGCATTGGAACGATAGTGATTATGAACGAAACCTTTGGCGGGTCGACCAGAGAATTAATGACCGTGGTATCGCCGTCGACCTCGATTTCGCGCGATCCGCTCTCCGAGCTTTTGACCGAGCTTCAAGAACTCTGGCCTCTCGTGCAGCCCATCTGACTGGCGGCAGCGTCACCTCGGCCACGCAGCGTCAGCGGCTGCTCGACCACTTCAAGGACACTCTGGACTTCGAGCCCGAAGACCTGACGCGCGCCACGCTTGGCAACCTGCTCGGCGGGAAGCTCGACCCGAAGGTGCGCGAGTTGCTGGAGATCCGGCAGCAGGCCGCCGCAACGTCACCGGCCAAGTACACTGTGCTGCTCAACGGCGCGTCACGCGACGGTCGCTTGCGCGGCCTGATCCAGTTCTGCGGCGCGGCGCGCACTGGGCGTGATGCTGGGCGGCTGTTTCAGCCCCAGAACCTGCCCCGATCGCCCGACTGGTTCGACGACGTCGTACAGGAGACGACCGTGGCCGCGTTTAAGGCGGACTGCGAAGACATCATCTGGGACAACGTCAGCGAGCGTTGCGCCTTCGGCGTGCGCGGTGCGCTGGTCGCGCCTGTGGGCAAGAAGCTGGTCATCGCCGATCTGTCGAACATCGAAGGTCGCGTGCTGGCGTGGCTGGCGAACGAAGAATGGAAGATCAAGGCTTTCAAGGCCTATGACAGCGGCGACGGGCACGACCTGTACAAGGTGACCGCTGGACGCATCCTCGACAAAGATCCGAGCGACATCACGAAGACCGAGCGGCAGCTCCAAGGCAAGGTGCCTGAGCTCGCGGGGGGCTATCAGGGCGGCGTCGGCGCGTACAGGAAGATGGGCGGCGCGGTCTTTGACGCGATGACCGACGAGGCCATACAAGAGATCGTCACGGCGTGGCGCAAGGCGCACCCGCGCACGCGCAGCCTGTGGTACGACATGGAGGCGGCTGCCCGCGAGGCGATCAACAATCTGGGCGAGAGCTTCGGCGTGCGCGGCCTGATTACGTTCGACGTCAAGGCGGACACGCAGGGCATCGCGTGGCTGCGCATGCGGCTGCCGAGCGGTCGCTACCTGTGCTACCCGTCCCCAGAGGTGTCGGAGAGCGGCACCATCACGCACGAGGGCATGAACCAATACACCCGCAAGTGGGAGCGCCTCGACACCTACGGCGGCAAGCTGACGGAGAACGCGGTGCAGGCGATCGCCCGCGACGTCTTCATGTCTGGCATGCTGCGCGCCGAGATCGACGGCTTCAACGTCTGCATCCGCGTCCATGACGAGCTCGTGTGCGAGACGCCGGACAACCCGACCTACACGAGTGATGGTCTGGCCGCGCTCATGTCGACCAACCCAAGCTGGTCTGGGGGACTGCCCTTGTCGGCGGCTGGGTTCGAGACGAAGAGGTATAGGAAGGAATGACGCCCGCAGGACGCCTACAGGACCACCTCAAGCACGTTGTGCAGAAGAGTGGGGGTCAGTACCGCAAGGTGCGCTGGGAGGGCCGTAGGGGCTGCCCAGACTGCTTTGTGTGGTGGACGTGGCCCAAGGCGGCCTTTATAGAGATCAAGGCGGACGCCGATCGCGTCAGCGGGCACCAGCAGCGCGAGATCGAGCGCATGAGAAACGACGGTTTTCCGGTCTTTATCGCTCGGACGATAGAAGAAATCGACGAAATAGTGAAAAAAGTGCAGAAGGGGGTTGCAACCTGACGTTGCATGTGCCACTAGAGTGCATCAGCAACGAAGACACGGAGTAAATTACATGACCAACATCGAAGCTAAAGCAGAAATCGCCCGCCTTGCCACAGTGCCAGTCGCGCCAGATTATTTCGTAGCTACTGACGGCGAGCTTTGTGCCGGACCAGTTAACGGTTGGGTATCACCTTATAGTGAAAAGGCCGCTTGTGCGACGGAAGCAGAAGCCGAGCGCCGCGCTGCTCGTCAAGGTGGTTGCGTAGTTACACGCCGCTCACCAGCCGAAGGTCGCGCTGCTCGTCTCGCCCGTCTTGAAGCGCTTGCCGCAGCGTAACCCAACGGGGAGCTTCGGTTCCCCACCTTTTCAGGAGCACATCACATGAAGACCACCGCACATATTTATGAGTACCTTGAAGGCTCAGACGATCCCCGCGCCATTGAAGGTGGCGGTGGCCCCAAGTGGCGTTTGATAGAAACACGCACGGCCTCCCTCTGGCTGCTTCGTGCCTACGTCAAGGCGATGGAAAATAGGTACGGTGAAGAGTTGAAGCTCCAAATCGTTTCGCCTCGTTGCGCATGACCAAAGCGTTCAAGCCACACGACTATCAGGAAGAGGCCCTCGCGCACCTATACAAGGAGCGCAGGGCAGCCCTGTGGATGCCGATGGGCGGTGGGAAGACCGTAACCACCCTAACGGCTCTGGAGGCCCTGTCCGTGGTCGAGGAGGTCTATCCGGCCCTTGTGCTTGCCCCGCTGCGCGTTGCGCGCACGACGTGGCCTGACGAGGTCGAGAAGTGGCCCCACCTGTCGCACCTGCGCGTCAGCGCCATCACAGGGACGCCGAAGCAGCGCGAGCGTGCGTTGGCCAAGGAGGCCGACATCTACACGACCAACTATGACAACCTTGTCTGGCTGCGCAAAGAGCTGGGCGACGCGTGGCCGTTCAAGACCGTGATCGCGGATGAGTTCACCCGGCTGAAGTCTTTCCGGCTACGGCAGGGCGGATCTCGCGCCCGCGCCTTGGGTCAAGTGGCGCACACGCACGTCAGCCGCTTCATCGGTCTGACAGGCACGCCTGCGCCAAATGGCGTCAAGGATCTGTGGGGCCAGATCTGGTTCCTCGATCAGGGCGAGCGTCTGGGCCGCACGTTCAGTGCCTTCGAGCAGCGGTGGTTTCGCAAGGGGTATGACGGCTACAGCCTCGTGCCTTATGATCACACGCAGACCGAAGTGGAAGAGAGGCTCAAGGACATCTGCCTGACCGTGCGCGGTCTGCCAGTCGACGAGCCGATCAACAACCCGATCTACGTCGACCTGCCGCCCATGGCGCGCAAGGTCTATAACGAGATGGAAAAGGAGATGTTCTCCGTCCTGAACAACGAGGGTGTCGAGGCGGCTAACGCTGCCGTGCGGACGCAGAAGTGCTTGCAGCTTGCCAACGGTGCGCTGTATATCGACGACAACGGCAACTGGGAGACGGCTCACGATGCCAAGCTGGACGCGCTGGATAGTATCATTGAGGAAGCCAATGGCGCGCCTGTGCTGGTGGCCTACAATTTCAAGCACGACTTGGCCCGGCTACAGAAGCGTTACCCTAAAGGCCGCGTCTTGGACACTGACCCTGACACGATCCGGCAGTGGAACCGGGGGGAAATTGGGTTACTATTCGCTCACCCTGCGTCGGCGGGGCACGGGTTGAACCTCGCCGACGGCGGCAACATATTGGCGTTCTTCGGGGTCAACTGGAACCTCGAAGAGCATATGCAGATCATCGAGCGCATAGGGCCGATGCGGCAGAAGCAGGCGGGCTACGATCGCCCAGTCTTTATCTACCCGATCCTCGCCCGCGACACGGTCGACGATCTCGTCATGGATCGCCTCACGTCGAAGAAGAGCGTGCAGGAGGTTCTATTGGAAGCGTTAAAAAGGAAAAAGAAATGAGCAAGAGCTTTATATGCAGCACCTGCGCTGTCGAGCACGACACGGTGACGCTGGCGCTGGAATGCTTCCAGTCGCATGAGGAGGCGGCAAAGGTGCCAGAGCCGAAGGCCGCCGAGTTGCTGGGCCGCGCTGCGGCGCACATGCACGATCGAGCGTCGACCTATGACGAGCCAGAGGGCGAGCGGTCGATGGGCAAGATCGTGACGGCCTTCAACGCCATCACAGGGCGCGACCTGACCGAGAGCGAGGGCTGGATGTTCATGCAGCAGGTCAAGCTCGTGCGGCTGTTTACGCGCAGCGAGTACCACGCCGACAGCGCCGAGGATAATATTGCCTATGCCGCGTTGCTGGCCGAAGCGAAGGGGGACGGACGATGAAGAAACGCATTAACACTGGGAGTTTCGGGGACGCGCATCAGATGCCAATCCCCGAAATGGTCACACGTCGTATTTCTCCGCCAGTTCCCGCACCTCAACCGAACCGCCCTCGGCCAAAAACGGTATCTCACCCCTGAGCATCATGTTCAAGACTTCGTCGGGGTCCATACCGAGGCGGTCTGCCGTATAACGGGCGCGCGCTTCAAAAGTGCCGAGGAAAGGTTCGGCTGCCGAGCCGAGGCCTGTTGTATCACCTCCGCCGAGCCACATCGATGCTTGGTACTGCGCTGGTGAAATCCCCATCTTTTGGGCTTGGTCTTGCTGCCAGTTTTCGTAGTAGCCGTACTCATTATCACGCGGCTTTGCAGCCCAGAGCGCTGGGTCTTGCAGGGCGTCTTCCATAGGTATGTAGCCCTCGGCTACCCAGCTTTGCGGGCGGTACGTCATGGACACTTCGTCCTCGCCTATCTCGCCCTTCTTGTTAATCTTGCCGGGTTTAATTTTAACCGAAGACTGAATGACATCTTCTGGGAGGCCGGGGTACTGGCGACGCAGGGTCTCCATTGCGCTTTCAGGTGTTTTCGCCAGTTCTGCGATTGATGTCTCCAAGAAACGCGGATCGCCCGAAAGAATGCCGGGCAGCCGGAAATTGTGCGTGTCAATCGTCGCGACCTGTTGGTTGCCTTGCAGATTGCTTGAGAAACTCGCAGGCTTTGGATTTTTGTAAATGTCAAAACCGCCGCGTTCTTGTAGGCCCAACACGTTGTCGCGGTGAAGTTTTTGCGCAATCGAACCGTAACCCTCTGCGGGCCGGTCTGGAATAGGCAATCCTTGCGACTGGAGGTAATTGTAGTACGAGCCGGTGCGCACGTTGTCAGGGACACGCGCACGGGGACTGGTGGCCGCCATCAAGTCCATCAGACGCGCATACGACCCAGAGGCGTCGCCACTCGGCAAAAGGCCCTCCAACCTCCGCAAAATAGGATCAGTGTTGTACCACTCTTTACCACCGCCCGCTATGCCACGTTCGACAGTTTCGTTGATGCCGCGCTCAACTTCAGGGTTGGCGAGGGCCTCAACAATACGCGCTGTCGGGCCACGAGACGGAACCGTGCGCGGAATTTGGAACTGTGGGACATCTGGAACGTCTGCAAGTCTGCTGACGTCAAAAAGCTCACCGTAGCCGGGGTTTTTAACACGCCAATCAGCATACGATGGCGCGCCCTTGCTTGGGCTTTTTGCTTCGCTCAGAACATCTTGTGCGGTTGCGCCAGACGTGCCGGAACGGTTGCGGATAATGGCAGGCGCAGCAGGCTTCTCTGTTTTCACAGCCAGAGGCTTTTTTGCTTTTGGTTTTGCTGTCTGAGTAGGCTTCGCTTTGGGGGCATTGGGTCTGTCGCCGCCCACAAGGTTGTTGAGAGCCTTCCGCGCTTGCGCTACGGTGCTGTCGTCAGGGAGGATACCAACCAGTCGGTCTACAACTTCTTTGCCGTACTCTCCGGCCAGCTTTGCCAAGTCTTTCTGCCAGCTCATTTACTTGCACCTTTCTTAACGGCGAGACCGCCGGTTGCTTTCTTCCGTGCGCGGAACTTATTTACGCCTTTCTTGATGCCGACGTTGACACCACGGACGCCGAGACTACCCGCTATGTTATACGGGGCATCTTCCGCAATTTGGCGTGGAGCGTCGGCCATAGTGTTGGCCGATCCGATGGACTGTACGATACCGGTCAACCCCTCGTCCAGATACGGCAGAGCGCGTTGCAGGCGCACGCCCGCGTTAGGCAGAAGCCTACGTGTTGCCACAGTTACTGGCTCCGCCATCGCGCGACCTACGCGGCCCAAAGTGGACAGGGCCACCCCTTGGCCGCCCGGCACGAATGCGCCCACAACACCCGGAACGATGGCCCCACCTAAATTAGCGGCCAGCGCCGTGCCGGGGTTTTTGGCCTTGAACCCGCTGTAATCATTCTCGATGCCAGTCTTCAAATCGCGGTAGTTGCCTTGACCACGAAGGTAAGCCCTGTAAGCAGCTTCAAGCTCGCCCGCGTTGTTGAACGTCAACCCCTCAAGGATAGACCGTCCGACGTTTCCCGCGTAGCTGACTGGCACCGTCTTGCCCTTATTGCCGCCCTTGTTGAACGCCTGCACGCTGCCGCCACGGTACATGCCCATAGAGATGCCTTCAGCGAGTGTATTGTCGTCAACGTAATACATGCGACCGTCAGCACCCTCTTGCACCTCGCGGTTATTCATCATGACAGTGCCGATTTCTGGTATGGTTTCTTCAGCGGCCAGATTTTCTTGCATCGCCGCCTCATCCGCAGCAGCCCCGTCACCTATGGCGGTACCGAGGCCGCCTGAAGACAACGCGTCCATAAGCAACGCTTCAGGGTCTGGCTCTACTTCAGTTGGTGGTGGTGGCGCAAAGCTACGATCTTCGAACATTGACGGCGCGGTAGCGCCAGTGACTGCGGCGGCCCTACCGGTGGCGACATTCTTGACCGAGGTCATATAGTCGGTGTAGCTTTTGGAGCGGCGCAGCATGTCGAAGACTTCGCGCAGTTCTTCTGGCTTCTGTGCCGAAAGGGCGCGGCTCAGTTTCGTGTAGACTTGGTCGCCGAACTCCTTGCGCGGGTTCATCCTGCCGACAAACCGACCGAAGGCGGCGAGCCTACCCTGCGGGCCTGCCATCAAGAAGTTGACGGCCTCCTCTATGTTTCCTTTCTGGAGGGCGGCGTCGAGGGCGTCCATGCCTTCGGCGAGGACAGCAGTCCGCGATCCGCCGGTAATCTTGCCCGTGCGCTGGTACAGTTGGCTTTCTTTCTGCATGACGCGTTCGAAGAACTTAGCCTCTTGCGGCCCCATGATGCTTTTCAGCTTTTGCAGTTTCTCAGGCGTGCCAGCCAGTTTCTTGGCTAGGTCGCCGCCACTAGCGCCTTCGATGTTACGGAACATGGCCTCTAACCCGCCAGTCTTGACGGCTTCCTTTTCTGCGTCGGACATGTCCTTGAGCTTCATCCGAAGTTCCGCTGGGCGTATCTTACGCGAGAATATGTCCAGACCGTACCGCATTGCATCGCGCACTTCGAGGTCGCCTGCGTACTTTTTACGCGCTGCGGCGTATTCAGGGACGAGGAAGTCTAAGCGCTTCACCATATTGTTGCGAAGTTTTTTAAGCGCATCCGCCTCAAACTTTCCTTCAGAGCCAGTGCCCCTGAAGCCTTTATCGATGCGGTCATCGAGGGCGCGCTTGAACAAGTCCAGCACCTCCACGTCGGGTATGGCGTTTGCTGTCGGTGCCAGACCGACAAGGTTTCCACCTGCGTCGAGCACAGGTTCCATAGCCATACGCAGCTCTTTTTCCGCTATCTGCGCGGTGTTCTGCACAGATTGCCATATGCTGCGGATAATAGGCGACGGATTGTTGATGATGGCCATGATTTCAGGGTCGTTGACTTCACCCACGGCAAATGCACGTTGGTACTCAGTGTCGCCAATCGCGCGAAGGCGGTCTGATATCGCCTCCTCCTCGGCAAAGTAATCATTCTTCGCGCCGGGCAACGCCGCTTCGGCTTGGTCTCTAACGCGCTCTGCCGTTCCGGCGCGCGCTGCCGTTCCGGCGCGGGTCTCTACCAAATTCGATATTAAATCCTCTTGCCCTGAACTCGGCTTCCCTGCCACCTTTTCGGCGAGCGCAGTCATGCGCGGGGTGGACGTGCCTAGTTGCAGCGGGACGCCCTGCCGGTTTGCCAGTGCGGTCAAGCCAATGGAGCGTTGTACGCTGGTATCGCCAGCCGCGTCAGTCAAAATCTCTGCCGCCTTGCGATCTGCCGCTGTCAGCGGTATTTGAGGCACGCGGGTAAACTCACCGGTCACGTCATCTAAGACTTCAATGCCCGGCCCGTATTTCTCGCGCAGGCGCTGTGCGGCGGTGTTAACGCCGCGACCGCCGTATTCCACCACCTTGGCAACAGGGGCGCTGAACGCCGCGCCTAATGCCGCGTTCTCGATGAGGGATTGTGGTATGTCGCCAAGCGTCTTCGCCTGTCCAACGCCAGACAATGCGCCAGTGCTGGCACCGACAAGCGCGGCACGCGTGCCGACACCAGCCAACTTGCCGATGCCTGTCGCGGCTTGGTAGCCCTTACCCACGATGCCGACGCCGGGGACGAACGACCCAGCGATACCACCAGCCGCCTCTAGCGCAAGCGCCTCTCCGGGGTTGGCTTTTGCCCACGCGTTGTAGTCGTTGTTGATTTGCTCTTTGAGGCGATAGTATTCGTCCGAGGACATCTGTCCCGACGCAACCATACGTGCCCCTGCCTCAAGCTCGTCCGCGAAGTCGAACAGGACGCCCTTACCGAATGCCCGCACGCGCTGCGTGTTCTCACCACCCTGTGGCACGGTGCCTATGATCTCGTCCTGCTTTACTGCTTCAGGCGGTGGAGCGTCTGGCGCAACAGAAACCAGCGACGGGTTCAGCGTGCCATACTGTTCGAAGAACTCTTGGATTTGGGGTATGTTGGATATGCGCCCCTGCAAGTTATACTTGCTTGCCAAACTCTCGATGTCGGCGGCGGCAAATGGCCGCTTCTTCTCGGTGTATTGTTGGTACAGATCGCGCAGACCGGCCTCGTAACCTGCGATGTCCTCTTGCGGCGCTTGCGGAGCGACACCATCCATCGGCACAGCTTCGGCAGTTGTGGGCGCGCCCTCGGCAGGCGCGGCACCGGCAGGTGGGGTTGCACCTCGGCCACCGTCGATAGACACGACTGAAGCGCCACCGCTTTCGCTTTCGGCACGCGCTTGTATCTGATCTGGCGTGACGTCATCAGGCACGTCGGCAAACTGGAGCGTCTCACCACTGCTAAGGGTAACGGTTACATTTCTTGGCATGTTATTTGTTCCAATTAATGACGCGTGGTTTACCTGCCGCTGGCGTGGTTGGTGACGTCCGTTTGCTGTAGAAGCCTGTTTGCGTCTTCTGGATGCGATCTCTCGCCCTTGCGGCAACGGTCTGCGCCGCTTCAAAGGCGTTACGGTAGATGCGGTCGCGTGCAGCGCGTGGCAAGCTGGAACTTCCCTGCAAAGCCATTAACGCCTTACGCTCGCCCTCAGTGACCGAGCCGGGGAACGTGCTCTTCAACATGCTGAGAGCCATAGAACTTAACGTATTGTCTAGCTCTTCCGTTGCCACATACGTTGGGTCGTCGCTGGAGAATAGCGACCCTATCTGTTTACGGAAGCCTGTCAGGCTGCCTTCAAGTGCCTTCGGGTTAAGCTCCATTACGCGGCGGAGTTTACCGAGTGTGTCCTCCGCGCTGTTAAGGACGTCCTCGGACTGTATCAGTATTTTCTGCTCAGACCCCGATAAGGTAGGCGTCTTCGGTGCAGCACCCGGAATGAACTTGCCTGTTAGGTTCGATATCTGACCCGTCGTCGCGCCGTACATCGCGGCTTCTTCCGGCGTAGCGGGGCGGAAAGTTTCCTTCTCCGTGCGCTGCGGCAGAGGCGTCCAAGCGCCACGTTCGTTTATGAAACCCTTCACACCGCCGCGTTCCGACACCTCGCCTATGTTAGTTGGCGAACCCGTAGCACCTGCGGACCCAAGCGGTTTAGTAGTAATTGCGCCGGATGCATCTTGCATGATTGCGACAGGCACCCCGTCAACAATCTGAGTTCCCACCATCCTTGCGGGTTTTGGTGTTGTAAGTTTGGCAAGTTCGATTTCGGTGTCGAGTTCTTGTCCGAGCAGCTCTTCTTGCTGATTAAGCTGGGCGGCTTGCAGCGCGTTAAGCGCGTCCCGACGTTTGATTTCACCCTCACGCTTGGCCTGCTCTTGTGCCTGCAAGACGGGCGCAACATTTTCCAAGACGGCACCGAAACCACGCCTTGATGTCGGTTTGGCCAACGCCGCCGACAACTGGAACATGCGCTCGCTGAACGACGGTCCAGTGCGTTGGGCCGTTAGTTTTGCGGTGAGGTCGTCGTAATACGCCTGCCGCGCCTTTGCGGCCTCCTTGCGCGCAGTCATGGCCGAACGGACGGCAGCATACGGCAGCGCGCCAGCTTCTTCCTCTACATCAGCGGTGTCTGTGGTGCCAATCGCCTCTAGGCCGGGTTCAATATCTTCGTCCATGATTAAACCCCTTTAATTTTGCCGACGAGGCCCGCCGCAGCGGCTAGTGCGCTGGCGATGTCCTGCCCAGTCGATGAGTATTCCTGTTTGACGCCCGACGGCGAGATGCCGTACTGTGTCTCCGCAGTCGGAACGCCAGTGCTGACGCCCTTGAAGGTGGCCAGCATGTTGTTGATCTGCTCTTGCGGATAGCCCTGCTGACGCAGGAAGTCCTGATACGCCACGTCGAGGTTCTTCTGACCCTGCTGCTGCTCCAGTGCGCCGACGCCGCCCAGCGCGCCTGCGCCAGTGAGGCCGAGGCTCTGCGCCTGCTCGCCGAGTGTCGACAGAGCGCCAGAGGCGGCGAGCTGCTGTTGCTGCTGCGCCCGCGCCAGATCGCCAGCCGTGCTTGCGAGAGTGCCGAAGCGCGACAGGTCAGTGCCTGCGAGCCCAGCGGCCTGCGTGTAACCGGATTGGAGCGCCTCGGTCTGCTTGCCGAGGATGTCGGCACTGGTGTCGCGAAGGGCGCGCGCCGTGTCGGTCATCATGCCCGACGGCGTTCCGCCTAAGCCACCACGCCCGCCGAAGCCGAGCTGACCGGCTTGGATATAGCGGCCCTCGATCGCAGGCATAAGGTTTTCGGTGAGGTTGCGCGTGCCCAGCTCGCCGATGCGGTTGACAACGGCGTCGGTATACGGGTTCATGTACTGGCCGATGTTCGACACGGATGTCTGACCGGCCTGCGTCAAGAACGGCTGTGCGGTGTTTAACGCGCCCGGCGCATTCGCGGCGCTCTGCGCAACGCCTGTGGCTTGATTGAATAGTGGCTGGTACGCCGTGGCGGCGGTGCCAGTCATGCCGAAGGCTTGCTGCTGCGTCGGCGTGAAGCCCGCGACGCGCGGCATTGGCGCAGTTTCGTATGGGCGGTTGGCTATAGCCTGCTGCCCCGACAGGATGTCCATCGCGTAGTTAGAGTACCACTCAGGCAAAACCTGCTGCTTGGTCATGTCCGTGAGGGCGGAGCCTTGAGGGATTGCAGCCCCCTCGGCTAGAAATGAACTGCGAGACATTAAATGCGTCCTCCAGACAGATATGCTTCGGCCTTCTTGGCGTTAGCACTAAAACGGCCCTTTGCCAACTTCTGACCCTTGTGTTTACGAACTTTAACTCGAAGCTCGTCCAGCTTCTTTGCGCCAGCCTTATTCGACCCGTCACCCAGCAGGGCGACAGTCTCGGCGTCGATCACATATTCGCCGTCGGACAGCACCGCAGGGATGTCGTCGCTGCGGCCAGTGCCGGGGCCGTTGACTGCAAATTCGCTGCGCTTAGACGAGCCGCCCTTTGCGAAACGCATGTTGTCAACGTCAGGGGCGTACATCGACGGCCCCCTCGGCTCGTTTGGAATAGGTGTGGTGATAGGCGCAGGGTTGGCTTGCGATGCGTAGTCGAAGAAGTTAAGCTCAGGCCGTGTGCCGTAAGTCAGCCAGTCTTGGTCGCCCATCGGACGCGCTGTGCGGGTCGCGCCGATAGCGCCGAGGCCGCCTGCGGATGGCAGCTTGGCCGAGAAGATCGGGTTCAACCGGCCTGTGCCGCCGCCACCGTATGTGCCAGTTTGGCCTGAGCCACCGCCACCACCGCCGACTAAGCCGGAAATGAGGCTCGCGATGCGCAGGTACTCTTCGAGGCCGAGCTTCTTCTCGTCTGTCAGCGCGGGGTCGGGCTTTAAGTCCAAAGGACGGAGAGGGTCTAAGGGGGGCATCACCGAAACCGATGTGGGTTCGGGCCGCTCAATCTTAGAACCTTCTACAACGATTGGCTCCTTGTAGTTTTCCATACCGGAAACCCTGTCGATTACGCCGAGATCTAAATTGAGGCCACCGGTATCGGTAGGCTGCTCAATCTTAGAACCTTCAGAGATGATAGGGTTCTTCTCAAATTCAGCTATTCCAGCGAGTACATCGGGCGATAGCCCACTCGTGACTGGGACAGAAACAGGGGTTGCCTGCTCAATCTTAGAACCTTCAGAGATGATAGGGTTCTTCTCAAATTCAGCTATTCCAGCGAGTACATCGGGCGATAGCCCAGTATTCACGGGAGCTGGGACTGCCTGTTCAAGTGGGCTTGCTTTAACAAGGATATCGTTGGGGTCAGCGGTGTCGGTCAGTCGGTCGAACGCGGATACATCTTCTCCGGGCGCGCCGAACTGGTTGCCTCCAAGGTTAACACCAAACGCGTTGCCGAGCCTGCTGCCGGTAACGGTGAGGCCGTCATACGGCTTTTCGGCCAATGCTTGTTGAATTTTGTTAGGCGAGCCACCGAGAGTGGTGCCTATGCTTGGCGTACCTAAAGTAGACGCAGTCACCTGTAAGCCGCCGTCGGCGGTCATACCACTCGAACCGGACGTACCCTTGGTGCCGTTAAGGTTTATCGGTTTGAGACCTAGCTCGTTGGCCACAGTGGGCGCTACGTAACTAAGCGCGCCCGAAGCAACGCCACCAAGGAGTGCGTTCTTCAGGCTCTGGCCCGTGGCTAAACCGCCTGCGGTCGAGCCGAGACCTGTACCTACTGCCGTGGCAAGTTTTGGAGCTAAAGCGGTGCCGAATTTACCTCCAGCTTCCAGTGCAGGGCCGAGTACTTGACCGCCAGCGGCAGACAAGCCGCCCATCGCAACGCCCTTGAGGATATTGTCGCCCCTAAGCGCCGCACCTGCGCCGCCAAGACCAGCCCCAGCGGCGATGGTGCCAAGGACGTTCAAGCCCGGTATGAACATCGTTGCCAATGGCAGAGCCGTTCCGACCGCACCAGCAATCTTGCCCAGCGTGCTCTTGTTCTTCTTCTCATACGCGACAGTCGAGTAGTTACCAGTCGGGTCTGCGGTTTGGATGCTGTAGTTCGCCTTGCGGCCAAACTGGTCCGTCAGGCCCTGACCTAATTCGGTTGCCTTGCGCGCGGCGTCGAAGCCTGTACCCTCGAACACGATCTGGTTGGTGCGGTGGTCAACGAGGCGTACAGGCTGGTCGGCCCGCACCGCGAAGGTGTTGCCACCTGTCTGCGAGGTGGGATTGCCTTTGTTAGATAACGGCGCGCCGATGTACTGCAAATTAGGATCGGCTTGATATATGCCGCCCATCGGGCCGCCACCGAAGTTCGAACCGAAATTCATCCCGTACAGGTTGTTTAGGCCGCTCAGGTCAAGTTTGCTAAAGTCAAACGTGTTAGGGTCAAACGGCACTTCGGCAGGCACAGCCTCTGTCGTCATCGGCTCGACTGCCGCTTGCTGGTACGGCTGCTCAACAGGCGCGGGCAGCATGCCGCCACCGCCGTATGGCAGCTCGTTATAGCCGCCCATGTCGTATCCGCCGTACATCATAGGCTGCTCGACAGGCATATACTGTTCGATGGGGGGTGTGTACTGATACGGCTCGCTGTAGCCGCGCGTGTCACCGTCACCGTAGCCGCCCATGTCGTACATCATAGGCTCGCCGTAACGGTCCATGTCATACATCATGCGCTCGCCATCCATCACGCGTCCGCCAATAGCGTAACGCGGCACGGACGTTTCCAGATATTTGCTGAAGCCGGGGATGTAATTCATGAGCTTTTACCTTCGAGCATTGGATATACACGCATTCCCCACTCACGCCAATCAGAGAACTGATAGGGATCAGGAATAATTTGCTGCGTAAATGGAGAGGCACGCAACAGCCCTATAGCCCAGCCTTGCCACTCGGCCTCATCGGGAGGCGTGCCGAATGCCCACGCGTCGTTGACCGACAGTATAACTGAACAGGCCCAGTCTTGCCAAGTCATTCCGCGAGGGTCGATCATCCCAATGTCGTCCCATCGCCTTGCTGGACATGCGCAAGCACGAGGCCCATCTGATAGTCGCCGCCGAGGGTGTTGCTCTCGAAGCGGAAGCGCAGCTCGCGGCGCTGCGTCTTGAGGAAGACGACCTGCTCCTGCGGCGTCTGTGGATCTTCCACAAACGTCATGATGATGCCGTTGACTTCAGGCGCACGCGCGTTGGCTCGGCCCATAACCTGAACGGTCATGTCACCGCTCTGCACGAAGTCAGGCTCGATCATCAAAGCCTGAAGCGACTTGTTGATCTGCGCCGTGACAGGCAGCGACAGGTCGGCAGTCTCGAAGAACGACTGTATCGGGTTGAGCGTCAGGCCGTCGATCTCGTCGGTGCCGACCTCGTGAACCCAGAACTTGTACGGGTTGTCGAATACCAAATTGAACGTCGCGGCAGAACCCGCCCCGCCAGTCACGCTGGCAGGGTTGGTCGGGATCTCGGTGTACTGGCCCGCGTTGCTGATGCTGATGCCAGTAATGCCGCCTGAGCCGTTGATGGTGGTGACCGTCAGCTCCGTGTCGAGCTGGCCTAGACCGCCCGCAACGGTGAGCGTGTTGCCTACGGCGTAGCCAGTTCCTGCCGCGACTATCGCAGCCGAAACGGCCTCAGCCTCTTGCGGCTCGACGCCTGACAGGAGCGGCTTGCTAAACACGGCAGGGAAGAGGCCCGCACCGCGCCCGCCATTGGGCAGCTCGGTGTCGTACCATGTGCCTTCGCGCACGTTGTAGATGACGGCGTGGTTCGGCTCGATGCTGTCGCCAAACGGGAAGCACCACCATATCTCACCGAAGCGCGGAACCTTATACGCGAACACCTTCTGGCGCTGCGGATAGTTTAGGTTATCGAAGAAGAAGTTGAGATTGAGGTTGTTCTCGATCTCGCGCACAACGCCGTTGAACGACAGGAAGCGGTCAGTGCCGATCCAGTAGAAGATGCCGTCATACTCGATGACGCTGTTGGCCGACAGGATCGACGACTGCGCGCTGATAGTGTCGAACTGGAATACCGCCGTGCCGCCGACATACGTGCCGCGTATCAGGCTGTCCGCCGACCAGAACAGGCCAGACGGGCTGTTGCCCGGTCCGCCGCGCAGTGGCATGGCTTTGACGATCTTCTGACCTGTAATGTACGCATTGCCTGCGCCAGAGCTGGTAAAGTCCGCCGGATCGTTCGGCACGGACCACGCCGCGTAGCCGTCGTTGCCGAAGGCGAACGTGTACGGCGGCAGCGTGACGACGCCGCCAGTGACGCTGAAGTTGGCGGGCACCGTGGTGACTTCAGTCAAGGCACTCGTGCCGAGAAGGTCGCCGACGAAGAGCGCGCCGCCGTCGCTGTTGCAGATGCAGTTCAGGTTCGGCGCGACTTGCGCGACGATCTGGTTGCCGTTGGTCGTGTCATAGGCCGTGGCGAACTGCCACATATTGCCGTTGTCTACGGTGAAGCCCGACGCGGGCGTGCGGTCGGTGATGACGCTCGTGTTGTACGTGCCGTCGATGAAGAAGCGCTCGAGACGGTCTGCCGAGCCTGCGTGGACATATGTCTGCAAGTCCTGCGTGTACTCGTGCAGCGCACGCGGCAAGCCGCGCAGGAACTTGTTGATCGAGCGGTAGCCGCCGATCTTACGCGGCAGCCCGCGCTGGAAACGGACCCACTGGCCGTCAACGTACTGGTCGCCCTCGAACTTGGTGCCGTCGCGCTTGATGCCGGGGGCAGAGCGTATCTGTACGATTTGTTCGGGCATTATAGAGCTTCCGCGTTGAGGTCTACGGTCCACGTATCAAGCACCGTGGCAGTGCCAGTGCGGCGAACTTGGAAGGCTAGTTGGGCATACACAGAGTTTCCTGACCCAGAAATATCTACGAGCCAAGCGGGGTTACCAGTCGTCGCTATCCAAGTGTTAACCGTGCCAGTAACCGAACCGGCTGTCACACTAGCGTAAACTTCGTAGTTTCCACCTTGGCTGGTTGGTGTGCACCACTGTTCTACATACATATAAGAGCCGCCGTTAAGCGCCTCATATACTTGGCCTATGGCGGCACCAGCACCGAAAATTGCGTACGCTGCTTCGGAATACCCAAAACCCGCAGCGAAAACGCCGTAATCGCTGAAAGTAATAAGGACATTGCTCTTGCCGTAGAAGTTGGTTGGCATGACAATAGCGCCAGACGCAACGCCCGCTAACGTGCGGACATCGGTGTCGTTTAGTGAAACCGTGGCGGTAGCAGCTTTACCCAACTCAAGGTTGATAGACTGCCCCGCAGTGCTGCCACCCAAGCTGATTGGGCCTGAAGAGTTAAGCGTCATTATTTAGCTCCCCGTAGCTCGTCCAGTTCCGCCTTTAACTCTGCGATGGCAGCGAACGCCACGGCGACCAGTTTCTCGTAATCAACCGCCAGTGTGCCGTCGTCGCGGGTGCGAACGGCCAGCGGGAACATTTCCTCCACGTCCTGCGCGATGACGCCGAAGTCGTTCTTGCGGACGAAGTAGTCGTCCTCGCCGCCGTGCTCCGCGATGTAGGCGTCGGTCCAATCGAACGTCTTGCCGCCAACAGTAGTCACGATGTCGAGCGCGTTCTCAATCGGACGCACGTTCTCTTTCAGACGCGCATCGGACGAATAGAACGCCGTGACGTTGTTCGTCGCACGGATCTCACCGGCAGTGCCAGAGCCTGCCGTGCCGACGCCGAGGCTGTTAACCTGATAGTTGTTGCTTGTGTTCAGCGCGTTTGCGGTGGTCGCCGTCGTAGCGGTTGTCGCCGAGGTGGCTGTCGCCGCGTTGCCGCTGACGTTGATGGCCCAAGTACCGCTTGCGCCCGAACCCGTGGCGGAAGGCACACCAAGCGCGGACTGCGCGGTGGCTTGCGTAGTTCCTCCTGTGCCGCCATTGGCCACAGCGAGCGTGCCGCCAAGCGTCAGCGTGCCCGACGTCGTGATCGCGCCGCCGGTCAAGGTCAAGCCCGTCGAGCCGCCTGAGCCAGAGACTGAAGTGACAGTGCCTGTGTTCGACGTAAAGCCCGAAGGGTTGCTTGCGGCGTAAGCGCCAAGGTTGGTGAGCGCAGATCCAGCGGTTGTTGCGCCGGTACCGCCGTTGGCCACGGCTACGGTGCCAGTGACGTTGGCTGCCGTCCCAGTCGTGTTCTGGTTAAGCGTTGGGACGTCAGCGGCTACAATCGCACGGAACGTAGGCGTACCCGCCGTGCCGTTCGGCGCGGACAGGAACGTATTGGCGGATTGTGACGCAAAGTTAGAAGCAGTAACGGCAAGCGTGCCGCCAAGCGTAAGGGAGCCAGAGGTCGTAACCGTACCGCTCAGGCTCAGTCCGCTGACAGTGCCTGTGCCGCCAACTGAGGTGACCGTGCCTGTGTTCGAGGTGAAACCAGACGGGTTACTCGCGGGATAAGCGCCAAGGTTGGTGAGCGCAGCGCCCGCAGTCGTTGCGCCTGTACCGCCATTAAGTATGGCGACAGTGCCAGTGACGTTCGACGCCGTCCCAGTCGTATTCTGGTTGAGGGTCGGGAATGTGCAGTTTGTCAGCGTGCCAGAGGAGGGTGTGCCAAGCGCGCCGCCCGGAGCGACGTAGTCAGTGCCTGCGGTAGCGGCAGTGAACGCCGCAGTTCCGTTGCCCTTAACGAGGCCCGTAAGAGTGGTGGTGCCTGTGCCCCCGTTGGCGACAACAAGCGTACCAGCGAGGGTAAACGTACCCGCCCCTGTGATCGGCCCACCAGCCAAAGTGAGGCCCGTAGTGCCGCCCGACGCGGCCACGGATGTGACCGTGCCACCGCCAGCGGTAGAGGTGATGGTGACGCCGCCCGCGCTGTTCGAGATGGATATACCCGAACCTGCGGTGAGCGTCGCAACGCTGTATCCTGTGCCGTTGCCGATCAGGAGCTGGCCGTTTGACGGGGCAGTCGCGACGCCGGTACCGCCTTGTCCCACGCTGAGTGCGGTGGTCAAGCCTGTCAGTGACGTGATGTCGGAGTTCGCGCCAGAGCCAGCCGCGCTGAGGGTAAGTCTCGCGCCGGAGGCACTGGTCGCGCCAGTGCCCCCAGACGCTATCGCGAGCGTGCCCGCGAGTGTCAGTGTGCCGGAGGTGGTGATGGGCGAACCGGTAAAAGATAGACCGGTTGTACCGCCCGACGCGGCCACTGAGGTAACTGTACCGCCGCCAGCGGTAGACGTGATGGTGATACCCCCGGCACTGTTTGTGATGCTGATGCCCGACCCAGCCGTCAGGGTCGCCTTCGTGAGCGTGTTGCCTGTGCTGTTACCGATGAGCAACTGCCCGTCGGTGTACGTGGTCTGGCCTGTGCCGCCGTTGGCGACAGGGAGCGCAGTGCCCGACAGCGAGATTGCCAGCGTGCCCGACGTCGTGATCGGCGAGCCGGTTACGGACAGGAACGACGGCACGGTCGCCGCGACGCTGGTCACCGAGCCTGAACCCGTGCCGACGCCCACGCCGTTGATGAAGAGGCCCGTGGCGTTGATCGTGCCCGCACCCTGCGCTCCGGCGGTAGGCGCGCCGATCTGGATGCCTGCCGCGTTGGTCAGCGCAGTGATGTCCGCGTTGCTGCCTGATGCGGCTGCGCCAAGGCTCGTGCGCGCCGCGCCAGCCGTCGTGGCGTTCGTGCCACCCTGCGCAACGCTCAGTGGCGTCGTGAGGCCAGACAACGATGTGATGTCAGAGTTAGCGCCAGAGGCCGCCGCCGCGATGGCGGAGCGCGCCGCCGCCGTTGTGGTAGCCGTAAAGACCGCCGTGCCGATGCCTGTGCCGCCGA